AACTTCATTCATCCAATAATTAATTACTCCAGTATCTATTTCCGTTCCATCAATACTTTTGACTGATTTTTCTGGTGTATCGAATACAGGTATTCCATGCATATCAATGAATCCCTCGTAATTCCATTCCATAGGTATGAACAAAGAATATAATCCTGAGCTAGTCTGTCCGTTGCGGTTTCTTTTAGTAACATCTGATCCTTCATATAATTTTTTAAAATTATTACCTCCTTTGTCTAGAGCATTTGATGTAGAACCCATCATACATTTACCGACTACTCTACTACCTAGCCTTAATGTTGTTTTAGTTACTCTCCAGTTGTTAATTATATTATCTGGTCTTTCCCATTTGCCAGATTCATCATGAACTAAAAGCTTTAGCTTTTCTCCATCATATGAATTATCGCCTGTATTTTTCCAGTCGATTGTAGTATCAAGCCCATCAATTTCAGCTAATTGTTCGCCTACTTCTATCTTGCGCCGAGTTAGTTTGGAGGCGGGCACTCGGTAAGCAAGCTCTGTTTTCGGACGATCCATACCGTCTTGAACGGGCTTGAAGAAAAAGGGATAATTGATTGATATTGGAACGACTTTATCGGTAAACATTTTTTTGGCATCAGCCCCAGTTTTTGATAAAATACCAAATCTTGCGTCGCTTGACATAGTTGCTTGGTTAACAGTTTCGTTCGATGCCATGAAGCTAAACCCAGACCGTCTGTTTTTGAGGTAGCATATTCCATAACATCTGGTATCTGCTTTACATGCTTCCCAGAAAATATAGAATAATCTATTTGATTCCCTAAAGTCAGCGGCCCCAACGTCAATTTTAGTCCACTGCAGGTACATGTAATGAGACCCAGTAATATAAGTTTCAGCACCGTTATTGTAAAACGCAAACCCTTCTTCTCTATATTTAAATTCATTATCTATATAGTCGTACCATCGCTCTTTAAAATTGTCGGGATAATTATTCCAATCGAAAACACTTTTAATTTTTTGTAATTCTTTAGGATAATTAAATTTTTGCCAATATTGCTCTTGCTTTTTATTAGATCTTTTAAAGCATCTATTGATTAATGGTAGGCCTATTTTTAAGCCTTGAATATCGTATACTTCACCAAGCTCACCTGATTTGCTTATTATAACTAAATCATGCTCTTTGTTATACCCGTATTCCCAGCTCTTTTGTTTATTTTTTTTCTTTAATATATGGGGCTTTATATAATCAGATATTACTGAATACAATGTTTGCTGATATGTCATTTAGATCTTTTTTCAGCAAAGCCCCCGAATGTTTTTTGATTACCAGATTTGTCTTCTAATAATTTTTCTTCGGTTTCAATTCTTGTTAATATTTCAAACGCATCAAATATTGCTAGTTTTTTTGTAGCTGCTGCATTTTTTAATCTATCGGCTGATATGTCATCTTCTGAATCTACAATAGCTTCCTTAGCTACTTTAATTAACTCCTCAACTGCTTTTTGCCCAGCTTGGATTATACTCAGTTTGGTTTTCTTTACGTTCATACTTAATAACAATATCATTAGATTTCATACAATATAACCGCTCATTATCTACTATAAACTCCCATTCGCTGTTTGGAGTAAAGCCTATAACATCACCTGGGTTGATTTCAAGCGCTTTTAACGAGCTATTACCATACTTTAGTATACCAACATACTTTTGCTCTTTTTCTAGGCTTGTGGGGTCATTATTTAAAATAGGCTTAATAAAGCATCTATCCATAAATGAATGCCACTCATTATTTTTTTTATAAAGATACACCTGATCTGGCTGACAAAAGTAAAGATTGTNTTTAAAATATTTACTACTGTTTTTTTCTTTACCTTTTATATCATAATATCTTCTAAAAACATTATGATGAATTACAATTTCATCACCTTTTTTTATAACAGTATTATAAGCTTTTGGCGTAGATATAACTTTAGCAAGTTTATTTATAAACTTAAATGATTCTATATTACAATTTAATATTAAATCTTTATTATTTACTTTAGTTGTATTGTTATATCTTTCTCCAATAGGCTCAACGATAAAATCGTAGACACTATTCATATTCTAAATTATATTCAACAGAAATAGCCATGTTAGAATTAAACTTTTTCCAAGGCAATACTTCATTGTTTTTTTTAATGAAAATATTATAAGAACTATCAGTATCTTCAAATATGATATAAGCTATTTTGTGTCCTCCGTATACTTCTTGGCTTACAGAGTAATGCATAGCATCATTTTTATAATCAGAACCGATGCTGATCTTCCTTATAATGCTGCTCATCTTATTTTTCTTCTTGCTTTTCTATTTCTTTGTAAACACCCGTTTCCAAATCAATACTAATTGCCCCATACTCTTTTTCAAGGTCTTTTTTATAAGCTTCCATATCTTGCTCAAGTCCAGCGTATTCATGTAATAAAACGTGTTTTTGATTTTCAACAAGTCCAATGTCACGTAATTTATTGTTCATTGTTACTTGTTGCTCTTTAATTTTAGCTAATTGTTCCTCTGTTACTTTTTTTTCTTGTGTACTCATTTGATTAAATTTAAATTAATTATTTTTTAAAATAGCGCTACCAAATTTGTAACTGTTGTAGCAGCGTCTGCATTAAATATTTGTTTGCATGTTATTGGAGCAAAAGTATTAGCGGTTAATCCTGTTAATGTTATAGGATTAGTATCCCCTGCTAATGTTACTTTAAGATTACCGTTAGAGCCTACATAAACTGATGGCAACCTTCCATTAAAAATTCCGCTTGGCAATTCTAAGTCGCCTCCTGCTAAAGTAGCGGTTACAGAGCCCGTTATATTACTTACTCCATAGGCTAAATTAAGTGATGCCGCATTAAATATAATTGTTTCAGTTGCAGCTCCTACATTAGGCCCCTGAACTATAACTTTTATAGATGCAACAGCGCCCGCACCATCGGCTGTAATTTGAAATCTAGCCCCGATATTTTGTGCACTACTGGCCGCTCCAGTATATGTTCCTCCTGACGCGTATGCAACTGCTATACCATTAGCAGGTAAGTTTGCAGTAGTATTTGAACTTAAAGTACTTAAGTCTTGCGCTTTTAAGGTTTTTTGCGCTAACATATCTATTGCACTAGACGCAAAATCACTAAAATTATTTTGATAACTTCCCATTTTATTTTGTTTTATCTTTTACTTTTTCAAATGTTCTTAATCCTCCTAATCCTAACATGCCTAATAAGACTGTCATTAAATGCTCCATTTGTAATGCCGGTGGAGCGTCCGCTGTTTTTGTAATCCAAATAAATAAATCTCTTATTACGAAGTTATATGCTAATGCCACTCCGCAAACCCATCCTATAAATGGTCTCCAGCCCGCAACAAATACTGTTCTATGACCAGCTTCAATTTCATTTATTTTAGTTTGCAATTCTATTATTTCATTAGGGTCTAATTCTTTACCCTTAATTGCTTCTCTTATTTCCCACGCTAAGTTTCCAGCTACTGACTTTCTGCCATTGCCACCTTTTAGTAGGCCTAATAATAACTTTATCATAATTTAAGCTTTGTCGTAAGCTTCTTTTTCCCAAGGAAGAGCTTTAGCGCCCTCCTGCATTTGACTTCTAGAATATGTTTTACCTTTCCAGTAAACATTATTATCATCGTAGTCTAAATCGCCTCTTTTAAATTGATCAATATGAACCATCTCATGATCAACTACTTTTTTAGTTTTAGACGGATTTAAGTTTTTATTTATTAATATAGTCCCATTATTGTTAGCTTTGCCTAATACATCATCACCTAAATCTACATTATATATAGGTGTATTGTCTAAATTATATGGAGGTGTATTAAGTTTAAAAGCCATTATTTATAAGGAAACATTTTATTTAGTTTATCTTTGCGAGCAGAACAGCCGCAGGGGATATTTAAACCCTCTGCGACTCTGTCTACTACACTTTTAATTCCAGTAACTTTAGTAACTTTTTCAATTGAATCACCAAGCCCTTTAGATTTGCTCATTATACAACTAGAAATTCAGTTACAGTAATTCCGCTGGGAAGCCCAACAGTTGATTTTACACCACCTGGATTAGCAGTAAGAGCTGAATTAATTGCATCTCTAACTGATGGAGTTGTTTCAGTTGAATGAGTTAATGTAATTGTGTCTAATGTTGGAGCAACGGTGTGAATTGTTGTTTTAGTTCCTTCATTAGCGCCAGCAGCATCTCCTGATGTTACTGCAACAATTGATTCTGTGTTAATTAGATGTTGTCCGTCTTCAAAAGCGTCTGCGCCTCCAACAACAGAAATAGAAATAAATCTTGCCATTTTGGTTTTGTTTTGTTATTGTTAATGTTTGTGTTTTGCTAGGTTTATACAGTCCTATCTGTTTTATTTATAATCTCTTCGAGATTTGCTCATGTCTCCTTTTTTGCCACCGTACATTTTAGTAGGGGCGCTATAGTCTCTCTTAGACATACTTTCGTCTCCTTTATTACCGCCATATTTTTGTCGGCTTGCAACTGAAGGCTTTCCTACTTGTTGGCCATATCCTTTATTCATATTCTGCATAGGAGACATGTTCTTCATCATCATCCCAGTGTTTACCCCTTCTGTTCCCTGCCCTGCAATGTCATCTGTTGGATTGTAAGTAAGATCAGCTTTTGCTTGCCCCATCATACTCATTCCTTTTGAATATCTTGGGTGATTACCGCTGTAAGTTCCTGAGTGTCCTTTCCTATCAGCAATATCATTTTCTAAATAATGCATTCTTGCTTTTGAAGATAGTTTTTTGTTATATGCTTCTTTAGCATCATAACGTTCATCTGATTTCATGTGTCCCATAATTTTTGTGTTTTGGTTTGTGTTGTTATTGTTGTTGTTTAATTATTAGCAATTCCATTTTCTTAAAGCCAAAGCTTTTCTAGTAGGCTTTCCATTCGGCTTTTTCATCGGACCTTTTACACCACTCATTCTAGCGCAAAAAGATTTTCTACGCTTTGCGGCTTTACTCCCTTTTTTTAATTTTGAAGGGGGAGTAGTTACTGCAGTTTGCAGCTTGCTACCTGGATTTTCTTTTCTATAAGATTTAACTCCTTTTTCATTTAATCCACCCTTAGGGTCTTTACCCTCTTTACGAGTCCAGGCTGCTGTTTTCTTTAAGAAAGGCGATGAGTTCTGTATATATGCCATTATTTTTTTATTTTAAACCACTTATGGACTGTATAACCTATAGTAACTAATAATAATATTACTTTAAGCCATACCTCCAGATCCATCATGGTCACTACTCCTACGGAGCCATTTAGCGCCAGTAGTTTTATGTGAGCAATATCCATTACTATTCTCCTCTAGCTGCTTTAGCTATTTGAGTAATAGCACCTGCTTTATAATAAGTCGGCGCTTTTTTAACTTCCATTCCAGTAATACCAGAACTGGAGCCATTACCCATAGGAAATCCATTTGTGTTTAAAGGACCATCCCATACGTGAGACTCTCCTACTTGCCCTTGAAGTTGCGGGTTCGAAATAATTGCTTTACTTTTGTCCATAATTATCTATACTTGTCTTTATTAATGTTATCTATTGAAACCTTTAAAACTTTATTTGTATAGGTTTCGCCTTTCATTATTACATTTCTGCGTTCGCTTATAGGAATATCTTCCTCGCCTAGCATTATTTTATATATTTTATTTATAAGCTGCTTACACTTAAAAGAGGTTTTATATATATTATACTTTTGTGTTGTATGATTTCTTTTACGCCAAACAATTATCCAGCCTTCTTTTAACAATGTATTCCATCTTCTATTATTCCAACTGTAAGAATATGCACCCATTTTAAAATCTATTTTAGTAAACAGATCAACACAATCTAAATATATTAAAAGTTCTAAATCAGCATCTGTCATTCCATTATTTTTTGATGCCCACTTTCTTATAATTCTGTAATGCTTAAGCAAGTTAAGATCTTTTAAATCTCCTGCTTCTAATCTTTTCATAAAACAATTACAACGTCTTGGAGCTTAATTATTTGTAAAACTTCCTTATCTATTTCAACACCATGCCCCGCATGCTTGTCATAATAAATATCATCATTTTTTTTAACTCCAACTACCTCAGAACCCACCGATATTACTTTAGCTTTGCTATATCTTAAATCCTCTCTTTGATTTTCAGTTAACAATAAGCCTCCTTTGGTTTCAGAAGTACCTTGCTTTTCTTTTTTAATTATTAAGTTTCTACCTATTGCCTTCATTAATACGTAAATTATTAATTATACAATCTGTAGATAATATAGTAGTTGCCACAGAAGCTGCATTTTTTAGCGCAGTCTTAGTCACAAGCAACGGATCAATTATTCCAGACTTAATCATATTTTTACTTTGTCCAGTAATAACATCAAGTCCCCAACCTTTTTTGCTAGGTTCAACAATATCAAAGTTTGCATTTTCTAATATTGTTATATAAGGAGCTTTAATAGCTTCTAATAATATCTCTTCTGCTTTATTTTTAGGCTTAATAAGTGTTGCAGCATTTAATAATGCAACGCCGCCACCAGGCACAATGCCTTCTTTAATTGCAGCTTTAGTAGCACAAATAGCATCTTCTACTCTATCTGCTTTTTCTTTTAATTCAATATCTGAATCTGCCCCCACTTTAACTGTAGCAATCTTAGCTGATAGTCTAGCTAATCTTCTTTCGAGTCTTATGGTTTCGGCAGCATTGTTTTTACCAGATAAATCTTTTTTAATTTTATTAATTACTTCTGATACTTCATCGGTAATACTTTCAACTTTTATAATAGTTTCAGTATCATTGGTAACAGATTTTAAACATTTACCTAAATGCTCTGGCTGTATTAAATCCATGTCATCACCTAAATCTTCATTTATAATAGTAGCACCGGTTAATAATGCTAAATCAGTTAGCATATCTTTTTTAGCTACTCCATAAGTAGGTGCATTGATAACATTAATTTTTACATTACCTTTTATTTTATTCATTGCCAATGTAGATATAACTTTAGGATCTAAATCAGCTATAATAAGCAAAGGTTTACTTTTCTTTATAATGTATTCTAATACGGATTGTATTTTACGTATATTTTCTACAGGAGATTCAATTAATAATACATAAGGATTGTCAAGCTCTGCAACTTTAGAATCTTGCTTAGTAATAAAATGTGAATTTGTTAGTCCTTTTTCATATTGTAATCCATCAATTAANTCAGCTGTAGTTTCAGACAACTCTGTTGTTTCCATCATAACTACGCCGGTTTCATCAACTGATCTAAAAGCGTTTGCGATTGTCGTACCTAACTTTATATCATTATTAGTAGATATAGTAGCTACTTGGTCAATCATATCGCCTGTGACTTCCACAGAAGCTTTTTCTAAATGTTGCACAACTTTCTGCACAGCACTGTCGATTCCTTCTTTTAACCCCCTCGCTCCTAATTCTTTTAATTTAGGATATGCCTCATTTAAAATGGAGTGCGCTAGCACTGTAGCCGTTGTCGTTCCGTCGCCAGCTTCTCTAACAGTTTTCCTAGCAGCTTCCTTTAGAAGCGTAGCACCCATATTTTCAATAGGGTCTAATAATACAATTGAATCCGCTACAGTAACACCGTCTTTAGTAATAACAGGTTTTCCTGCACCATCTTCTAATATTACACGTTTACCGCTAGCTCCGAGAGTGGAACTAACGGCTTTTGTGAGTTTGTTTATACCTTCAAATAGTTTATCCTTAGCTTCGTGACCAAAGCTGAGGTTCTTGACAATTGCGTCCGACATGATTTAATTAAATTTAATTTAAGTATTTTATTTAAAAGGTTTTTACAACAACTGGACCTTCGGAAAGTTTTAATTTTTTAGTGTAATGTTCAATTGAAGATTCAATTGCTTTTTCAGCTCCTTCAATTGTTTCACGCCTTGTAATTCCGTTCCAGTTCTCGTTGAAATCAATCCATTCAGCCTGGTAATAGCCATTTGGAAGTTGCGTTATCCGCCAATTTTTTTTCTTTGAATAACGTTTCCAAATTTTCTTGGTTTCTTCGGATACTTGTGGTTGACTAGACCAAGATTGAGTCTGGTAAAATAGTGTCATTGGTATTGGTTTAAAATTAGTTAGGTTTATAGTTTATTATTACTTGTAATTACTCACCTTTACAAGAGCAGCTGTCTTCACCACATGTGCATTTTTTTTGTGACGATAGTTGTTTATATGCTCCCGATCGGTCATCATAGTCTAATGCTGCTTTTAATATAATCTTGTCCATTACATCGTCTTGGTTTTTTAGCATTTCTTTCTGAAGGTTAATAACCATAGATTCTAAATCATCTTTTGCTTTAGTTAAATAATCTATTTGTAATTGCTTTTTTTCTACATCACCTTTTAATGCGTTTACATCATCGGGCTTGGCGCCTGTAATTGTACTAATAACAACACCTATAGATGCACTTATAGTTCCAATAAGCATCATTACAACCTCTTTGTTTGTTTCTAATACTGGAAACATTACAAGCCATACTACTATTCCTATAATTAATAAGAATACAAATAAACTGCCAATATAATGTCTTATTTCACGCGCAATGCCATTTCTAGGTAATTTCATATTTTTATTTTCATTTTAAGCAAATGCCATATATAAATAAATATTGTTTAATGTATTTCTTGATCCATTAGTATCTTTTAGTTGAAAACTAGTACTTAAAAAATCAACACCCTCTAAGCCATAAAGAGTTAATAAATCTAGCTCAGCAGCAGGGTCTTGCGCTTGCAGTAAATTATACCTTGAGTTAGTTGGGTTTCTTGCTGAATCAAATATACACCAAGCAGTTCCAGTAGTAGTGTTTTTAATCATTACCCAAGAAGGTTCAAATCCCGTTTGAACAATTGGCCCTGTTGCATTACCGTTTCCAGNATAACTCCCTATCTTACTATATCCTGCAACTGAATGCCAGCAGTAGGCAATGTATGAATAACTATTGCCACTCCAATTGTGTGTAAATGTAGTATCTGTAACTGCAGAAAAAACTTCTGAAGCAGTTGCTATAAATGCAGTACTATTTAAAACTAAATATTTTCCTGTTCCACTTATTGAATTATACACAACCCAATCTCCACCTACATTAGTTATTTTACTTATTATTAAATTTGGTGCTTCTAAAAGTCCGTGTCCTACATTTACATCTCCTGCACCAGTATACTTCACAATACTAAATCCAGAATCTTTATTGGCACTAACTTGACTAGCTGTAGTGCCATCATTATTAGTAACCGCTGCGCCACCGCCTTTCCAATTCCAAGAAACGTAGTCGTTATTATTTACATTTACAATACTTGAAGAGCCAACCGTAAACCCATTACTAAGAAAAGAATTTAAAACTGTAGAGTAAGAAGTAGCTTGGCTAGTTGTGTTAGACTCTAATAAATTACCAGCACCTCTCACTGTATCATATAATCCGTTATTGTCTGCTGTTTCTCTGGCTTTTATCCAAGTAAAATCTGGGGCAAAATCTAAATGACCATTAAAGTTTACATTTGTAGCTGTTCCGCTATATGATGTAGCAATACCTCTGGCTAAGGTTGTAACCTGAGCTTGCGTAAGCGCTGTATTAAATATTCTTACTTGGTCTATTGAGCCATTAAAATAAGTTGAAAGTGAACCACTTAAATTTCTACCCCCTATACTAAAAGCAGATGTATAGGATGTAGTATTAATGCTTACACTTGATGTTTCGCTATCATCTAATTGACCATTGATGTAGAGTTTAACAGTTGAACCACTTGACAAACCACTTGTTGAAAGAACAACGTGAAACCAAGCCCCTGTGTTTACAATTACGGATGATGTTGGTGCATTATAATCTTCAGAACTGCCGTTACCAAAGGATGTTATTACATTTCCGCTATTAGTAAATATATTAAGCCCTGCGGCGGCACTTGAACCACCCATCGTGATAATAGATTGAAATGCGGAAGATGTAGTTCTAAACCAAGCAGACAAAGTAAATCCTCCACTTAATGTTGGCTGTGGTATTGAAATAATACTACTACTTCCATTAAACACCGCAGCTTGGTCAAACGCACCCCCTTCATAAGTAATATTAGTTGGTGTACCATTATACGTTCCGCTAGTATCATTTACATTCCCGTTCATTTCATATAGCGCAAGACATCCCGCTCCCGCTGGATAATTAACTGTACTTAAATCTGTGGTAGTTAAAAGACCATTAGCACTAGTATCCATTGTATAAGTGGCTATAGCTGTTTGACCAGAAGGAAACGCAGCGGTTGTTGCAGTTGCTGCTGTTTCTAAATTAAGCGCTGCTACATCTGAAGCACTTAATGCAACATTATAAATTCTTACTTGATCTATTAAACCGTTAAAAAAGTCTAGTGCTGATACAGTATACGAAAATTGCCCTATCCAAGTTGGTCTTGTGGCAGTTGATGTAAATGCACCGCTTCCAGTAAGTACGGGTGTTTGATTCCCATCTACATATATATTGTATGTCCCATTATTTAAAGTTAGAACTATTTGATGCCAATTGTTATCTGCATAATTTGTTGAACCATTTATAATACCTGTACTTGCTTCAAATTTTATAGTTCCATTAGAATTTAATCCTAAATAATATCCTGTTTCGCCACCATTTGCGCCACCATTATTTATTAAAGTACCATAATCACCAATATTACCACTTGTCTTAAACCATAAAGAAACACTTATAGTAGATAAATTATTTGATGAATTATTTCCTAAATCTATTCTACTACTACTCCCATTAAAACTTCCTGCGCCATTTATATACCCGCCTATAGATTGAGTGCTGCCATTACCTGTATATAATTTTGTATTAAAATAATTAGTTGCTGGCCCTATAAATCCGCTCGCGTATTCATCAACTATTTCATACCAACCAGTACCGTCATAATATTCTGTTTTATTAGTATCAGTATTAAATCTTAATGCTCCGTCAATTGCATTTGTAGTTGGCCGCTCGCTAATTGTTCCTTTAGCTAAAATTGTTGCTCCTGTTGTTGAATCAAGGTTTAATAATTCTGGTGTATTAATTACTGTATTTGCCATTTAATTTATTTTATGAGCATGCAATTTCGTTATTATATAAATCTTTTACTTGCGCCAGAGTAAGTGCAGTTGTAAAAAATCGTATTTGATCTAACTCTCCGTTTAAAAACAAAGAATTTCCCCAGCCACCAAAATAATATGGTAAAGTGCCGGTCCCCGCATAACTTATACTACTTGTAAATGTATGAATTAATGATTCATTTATGTATATTTTTACCGATGTTCCATTCACTGTTCCAACTAAATGAAACCAAGTATTGAGACCGTAACTAGTTAAACTTACAGTAGTCTCATCAGACCATGCAGAGCTTCCGTTTCCTATACTAACCCATAAGTTTCCGGAAGTTCCATTACCTTGTCCTAAAAAAAAGCGTGAATCCCTCCCAGTCCCAGTACTATCGCCAACAAACCCTCCATAAGCTGTATAAGCTGCTATATTAACCCAAAAAGAAATAGATGCCTCAGTGCTACTTAACGCAGTAAATCCTGAATCCACAAATGCATTACTCCCGTTAAATACTCCCGCCGCTCCAAACTTACCCGAAGCATTAAAAGTTACATTGTTGTTTGCACCACTATAAGTATTTCCAATATCATTAACATTGTTGTTTAGATTATATGAAGCAACACACCCTGCTCCTGAAGGAAAGTTTAATGTGTTTGTTGTACAATATTTAATAGCATCAAAATATTTCCAATCTGTACCATTATAGTGTTCTATAACACTTGCGGATCCATCTTCAGAGTATGAAGTGTTTGTTCTTAAAGCTCCTTGAGGTGGTGCAGGGCCTGCTCCGCTAAAAGTTACCGTACCAGTTCCCTCTGTAAATACAATAGCAGTATCAGAACCATCTGTAAATTTAGTTTGATAATGTTCTTCGTAAAGTTCGGTTACTTGGCTATCTAAAAGTGCAGTTGAAAATATCCTTACTTGGTCTAAGTCGGCATTTAATTGATTTTGGGCGCTTGCAGATCCAATAGTATTCCCACTGCTGCTTGCAGCCCAAGTATTAGCTTGATTATCACTTACTATTAAACTCCCATCAACATATAATTTTCTATTTCTTGTATTACCAGAGCTTACGTATTCATCTGTAACTACAACATGATGATAATTGCCGTCGGCGTAAGAGTTAGGAGTAATAATCCAATTATTTCTT